CCCAGAACTTAAAGCCGTCTTTGCGGATAAGGGTGGTGACGCACGCCTGGTTCAGCAGGTCGGCATCGGTGCCGGGGGTCTGCAAATCCCAGTACACGGAGGCAGACAGGCCGGTGACGCCGTTGATACCGACGTTAGAGAGTGTTTTATGCCAGCCGGTTTCGGCGTCGATTTTGGCACGAAGACCGAGGGCGTAAGCCGTTGCAGGGGCGATGTCGCTGGCGTTGGTGGTGGTGTTCCAGGCCACGAAATCCGGCCAGACAACCATCAGCTCACGCTGGCTGAAATTGTCGCGGTACTTAATGGCATCAGAGACCGTTTTACAGCCGTACGCGCTGACATAGCCGAATGCACGCAATTGCTGACAGACGGCGGCAAGCGCGGTCGCAACCTCCTGGTTATCCAGACCCGGCACACCGAGAATGCGCGGCTTTACGCCGAGTTCAGTCTGCGCAGACAGCAGGGCTTTCATGCCGGTATACATGCCGGTGTCATCTGACCCGCCGATGATATTGGAGGTGGTTTCCGCTTCGGTGTCGCCTTGGGCGACGCGTACCACGACGACAACCGGTTTAGCCTGGTTGGCGATTGCCATCAGGGAGGCGCGCAGCGTGCCGGTTTTACCGGCCTTACCGGCGGCGGTCAGTACGTTAGTAATGAGCACCGGCGTATCGAGGGGGAACGCGTCGGCGTCCGCATCCTCTGCGGTGCAGACCATCCCGATGATGGCGGTGGAAACGGTGGAGATAACGCGGGTGCCGTCATTGATTTCAACAACGCGCACGCCGTGATGATAATCAGCCATGGTGTTTTTCCTGTGATTGGGGTGAGGTCAATCATCGCGTGTTGGGGACAATCAGGCACGGCGGGAGGGATGTTTGAACAATGGCACAACGCGGCTGCAGTACAGTCAGATTTGACTGTGCTCGATACAAAAATGCCCCTTTCGGGGCATGAATTACATGAATTAAGCGGGGATTTCAGGCCAGGCAATATCCGGCGCGGCAGACAAATCCAGCCGGTTAAGGGCGATGCGGTATTTTTTCCAGGCGGTCAGGCTTGCCCGTTCCGCCTCCGTGGCATCGTCAATATCGACGGCATCCTGCAAAGGCGCAATGGCGGCGTTTGCTTTTGCCATCAGCGCGGACAAGGCCGTGACGGCTTCGGCCTTGCGTTCCTCAACCGTCGGCGGCGGAACATCCCCCCAGGCGGGCAGACCGTCAGTGCCCGCAACCCGCCTTTTCCCCTCCGGCGGCGGGAGGGTTTGATATTCACGGTAAACCACATCACTGACCGCAATGCCATCATCCGGCCAGCTTCCGGCATCGTCGTACACGTCCCGCAGTTCACGCGGATAAAAACCGTTAGTGAGCGGGCTGTAAACATAAAGACTTGAGGTGACTGCGCTGTAATAGTTGCTCATGATTTTCCCTTACCAGCCGGTGGCTTCCCAGTAACTGCCGCCGCTGTCCTGGCCGCAGGTGAAGCCGATGTTATTGATAATTTGCGCCGTACCAAAGTTGTCATTGAACGTCCCGCCGCCGCCATTGATGGCGGTCACCTGAACGTTGACGCAGGTGCTCGGGAAGGGAATGGGGAAATTCACCGTTGACCAGCCGCGACTCCCTTTGTTGACGACGCCCCACTGCTTAATCATTCCTGTGTCACCGCAGCGCCACCAGCCGCCGCCGAGATTGGCGGTATTGGTGTTGACCGGCTGCCGGTTATTGGGGCTGAAAACGCGCTGCCCCATCTCATAAATCCCGCCACCTTCGGCGGAAATACTCCCCTGTGTCGCCAGGTCACCGGTGCCGGTAAATCTGACAAAGCCCGTTTGTACGGAATTCGCCTGATTTACGGTGCGGAAAAGAAAGCCCCCTACGCCGCCACCCCGGTTGTTCACAAAGTCGGATTCGCCCTGGCCGCCGCTTTCGTTCCAGCCTAAATAGGTCCCTTGCCCGTCGCCAGGGTGCGGGATGGTTATCGCCCGGAGATAATTCGCCGTGACGCGACCGTTAACATCACCGCCCACGCGGGGAAATGCGCCCACATTATCGGCATTCAGCCCGATATCCTGGGTGCCATCAAACGCCACACCGGCAATCTTGCGGGCAGTGGCGAGTTTGGTTGCGGCAACGGCGGTGCCGCCTGAAGGCAGTGCGCCGACGTTTGCAGCGTTGATGTTGATATCCGACGTGCCATCAAATGCCACACCGGCAATCTTGCGGGCGGTGGCGAGTTTGGTCGCTGCGACGGCCGTCCCGCCCGCCGGTAACGCGCCGACGTCTGCCGGTGTCGGTTTGTTCGCCTGGCAGTAAATTTCATTCCAGGCCGTCCAGGGGCCATCGACGCCGTTCCACGCGCCCGACGCGCCCCGGGTAAACTGTCGTCCGTTATTGTTAAAGGCAATCTGCTGCGTCGCATTCGGTCCCCACGTCACGAAAATTACGCCGACAAACCCGTTCATCGGATAGCCTTTGTCCGTGGTCGCGGCGGCGGCACCGGGCACGCCGTAATGCCCGAGCATGGCCGTGCCATGCAGCGCGTTGGGCGAGTCCGTCGCGGTTAAATTCGGGCGAATTTTAAAGGCTGTCGCCACCTCATCCGCCAGCGCCTTTTCACTGGCGGCGCTTTGCGCGGCCGTCCACGCGCCCACGTCGGCGGCGGTGGGCTTGTTATTCGCGCTGTACGTCGGCACCCACTCTTTCCAGGGACCATCTACGCCGTTCCAGTCAGCGGACAACCCGCGATTCCAGATATTGCCCGTGAACGTGACGTACATCTGCTGACAGCCGTAGGCACTCGGCGTGACATACAACGTTCCCGCAATGCCTTGCGGATAGTGCAACGCCGCCGTGGCGTTGGCATTTTTAGGCTGCGCGTACAGGGCAGCACTTCCGGCTCCGCTGGCAAAGCCCAGGGTATTGATATCCGTGGTTGTCAGGATGGCCGACGGTACCGTGACGGAGTTCACCGCGCTGGCCTGCACCCAGTCACGCCACGGACCATCGGTGCCATTCCAGGACGCATTCAGCGCACGCGTCCACACCATGCCGGTATTTTGCACGGTGTAACGCTGCAGCACGCCGCCCGTCCAGGACGCGGGGATAACCTCCAGCACGCCCGCCGCCTGTGAACCGGCCGGATAGCCATTGGCGACCGTGGCATTCGCGCCGGTGCTCTGCACGTAAACCCCGATTTTTGCCAGATTAAACGTATTGATATTCGCGGTGCCGAGTACGGCGGACGCGACCGGCAGCGCCCCCACGTCCGCCGCCGCCAGCGTAATGTCAGCGCTCAGCGCTTTATTGTTCACCTTGCGGGTGGACGGTACGCGGGTATTAGCATTGTCGTTGGCGGCCTTCACCGCTTTCGGCGTGGCGGCCAGCGCCTCGCTGGCACTGGTGACCGCGCTGCTGAGCTGGATAAAACCCTTTGCCGTCAGCGTGCCGTCGGGGTGGTTGCGGGATTTTTCATGTGCGGCCAGCAGGTCATTCACATACTGCTCGGTGGCCATAATCACCGAGTCGTCAATCAGCAGGCTGATGGCCTCGGTATTGCTGACGGCAATCACCATACGTAAAGTTTGCGTGCGCCCTGAACCTTCCGCCAAAGTTGGCTTGTAAGTGTCCGCCATGTTGCAGACGGCAATCAGCGTGCCGTCGTCAGCAAACAGCCCCATTTCACGCATCCAGAAGCCGCCGACGCTCGCAGTAATCACCGCCTCGGCAATGACCCAGTTGCCGTGAGTCGGATCCAGCTTTAATGAATTGAGCGGCGTGCGGTACACCTCTTTAACCAATTTGGTCTGTGTGGCAACCGGCGTGGTCGCCTTGCCGTTGCCGTCACCGACGGCAAGCTGCGTAATGTTGATGTCAGTCCCCGCCGCAATGGCCGCCGCGATGCGCGCCTGGCCGAGCGTGGTGACAACGGATTTAAATGTGCTCATATCGTCCTCTTATGCGGGGTAAACGGTCAGCAGCTCGCCCAGGTAGTGCGCCGCGCCAATGTAAACGTCGCCTTTAATGTCCTGGGTGATGGTCAGGCCAATCAGATGGCGGCTGGCCGGTTTGGCGTCGGCAATCAGCCGCTCCATCTCCAAATACATGTCTTCGGTGATGCCGGTTTCCAGCACGCCGATATCCAGCCGAAACGTGCCGGGTTCGTCATTCGTCTCCCACCACTCGGTCACGTTAATCAGGTAGCCGAGCGGCTCCACCACGCGCCGGATGGCACCGATGGTTCCCTTATGGCAGTGAATGAACCAGGCCGACTGGATCACACGACGCTTAGTCGCGACAGGCCAGTTTTCATCCCAGCGGTCAACCGACAGCGCCCACGCCAGGTACGGTAAAAACCTGGCCGGGCAGGTCAGCGGATCCCAAAGCTGCCGCAGCGGCACCGGCACGTTTTCAAGCGCGGCGCAGGCGTCGGCGGCGGCAACTTCCAGCGCCGAGGAACCGACGGGCAGCAGGCGATCACTCATCGTAGCCGCCCACTTTCAGGGTGTACGCGGTGCAGAATGACGCCTGCGTTTTATCCAGCTCGATGTCAGCGGCGGGGCTTTTCAGCTCCACCCGCTGCACGCCCTCAACGTGCAGCGCGGCATAAATGGCGGACAGCCGGATGTCGCGGCCTAACCGGTGCTGTGCGGTGGTGTAGGCAATCAGTTTTGCTTCGGCGGCTTCGCGAATGGGTTCGGCTTCGGGCCCCGGGAACAGATACAGCACGGCGTCAATGGTGTAATTCACCACCGTAGCTGACTGGACGGTTACGCGGTCAGCCACGGGGCGCACGTTCTCGTCATTGAGCGCGGCCTGCACCACCGCCAGCAGGTCAGCGGGGGCGGTGCCGTTGCCGGTCTGTGCCAGCACTGAAATCGTCACGCAGGCAGGCGACGGACTGATGACCGAAATATCCGCCACCCGCCCGTCAGCCGAGCGCCCGTGATACTCATAGGAACCGACCGGACCGGCTACACTCAGCCCTTCAAACGCCTGCTGCGCGCGGATACGCAAATCGGCATCGCTTTCCATCAAAGCCGCCACGGCGGGCACGCTGACCGTATCCGCAGGGGTGATGGTCAGGCGCTCCACGCTGAACGTCGCGGCGATATTGTCCAGATCCGTACCGGTGGCATACGCCAGCATCACCGCCTGCGCCGCTTCGTTAACCCGCTGACGCAGGATCACTTCGCGGTAAGCGTTCTCCTCCAGCAGCTTCACCATCGGCTCAGACTCCAGGGTCAATGTGCGGGCGATGGCGGCTTGCTGGTCTTCGGGGTAAAGCGACACCAGCGTGGCTTTGCGCTCCGCCAGGAGGATTTCGTAATCCAGCACCTCCACCACGTCGGGGGCGGGTAACTGGCTGAGATCAATCGTTGCCATAATTCAGCTCACAGGAAGGGTTAAGGAAATGGCGGCGGACGTATCTTTGCGGGTGCCGGTGATATCCACCACCATTTTCCCGTCGAACGTCGTTTCAAAGGTGATGCCGGTCAGGCTGACGCGTGGCTCCCACTTGAGGATCGCGCTGTAACAGGCCGCCATGATTTGCAGGCGCAGCGCCGCATTCTGCGGGCGGTCAGTCAGTATCGATAGCAGTGAACCATAGTCACGGCGCATGACGCGGGAACCGACGGGCGTGCGCAGAA